TGCTAATGCATATGTCATTTGGTAAATATAAGTTAGAGCGTCTACTTGGCCTTCCCAGTACTTCCGCTCCATGGAATCAATGGCCTCTTCGGTCTCTGCCTCCAAGGATTGTGCTTCTTCCAGTTCCCGTTCTGCGTCCAGCATGAGCGTCTTTAGGTGCCCGTGCAGGATGTCGGTCCCAGAGGACCCAGCGTCGACCTGTCTCTGCAGGTGTGGTTCCAGTTCTAGCGTATTCACATTATCTCCTCTACATATTCAAGGATGTGCATTGTAGCAGAAACTTGGCCGCTTGTATAGTTATACTCTATATCTAATTCAGCAAAGTCTTTTGAGGCGGGGTCCAAGGAATCCATTTTATTAGATAACTGAGATAGGTCCTCATTCAATGATTGTACATGTAGTTGTAAATAAGTAACTAGTTGTACTTTTCTATTAATATATTCAGATTCCAAAATAGTCCTCGTCTTCTGGTCCTAGATTATAGAACTCGTTAAATTTATTCTGAAGAATTGGGTCTCCAGAACGCTGTGCTATCTGCATATCTGCAAAATACTGGCTCTCATCTAAATTAGAATCAATCCAGTCTTGCAGTAATTGGTCAGCGATATCTGAGAATACAGCGTCTCTGACCATATCAGGTAAATCATCAAATGCTCCGTGTTGCATTTTCTAGTGCTTCCTTTCTATATTCTGGCACGTGTTCTTCGTCCAAGTATATCTTATGGGTCTGACATTCTGCTACGCATTCTAGGTCTGCCTCGCCCATATAATTACAAGATGAGCAAATCTCGCCACAGTCATTCTCGCAATAATCTAATGTATCTTCTGAATCACAATCTCTGCATTTGTTCTGATACTCAGAATTACTAATCATTTCTCCACGAAGGAACTCGCATTCCCCACCCCAACCTGTTTCTTCCTCATAGGATAAAGTAAACAATAAACTAGGATATTGTGCAGATAATTTAGAAATGGCAGGCATGGGCGGAGACCAAGCAGTATGCATATTATAATAAACTACTAGATTCTCCCCATTTGGAGTAGGACCTTCAATATAAGTATCTGCATACTTCTCATTATCTGATACTGCTACATCCCATTTTGTGCCCCATTCACGGACATTGAATGAATACCAGTCATTTGTCTTGAATTCCATTGCCTCTTCAATAGGCAAACCACGAGGCGGCTGTGCAAGATAATCCTTATCAGATATACCTGCTTGTCTATGATTATAAATATTATAGAAAGCAAATACAGGATTTGGATAAGTAGTTTGAGTTACTTCCATATTGCCAGTTGTCGCATTCCATGAATCATGGAGCATGACGAATGGCTTGTTCATTTGTTTTACAAGGTCATTTACTAATTCAGGATTACCTTCAATTGTAAGACCATTAAATACCCAATTTGGCATTTTGATTCCTTTCGTTCGGTTGAATGGTCCAATTATACAATGCCCCTCTGACATTTGACAATATTGCCCAGCTTTCGGGAAATTATAATTAGTTACGTAAAAGATCAATAGGGTACCCAGCTGTGAGGGCAAATGAAAAGATCCCTGGATTGCTCCAGGGATTTTAACAAGTAGGGCTGCTAGTCAAACGAAAGGAATTAAGTAAACACTGCTTTACTTAGCGACTTGGCGAATGCCTATAGCCGCACCCTACATTTAAATCGGCATAAGCCGTAGATTAATTATACCAGAATGGGGGCGTCTGTATATTTTTCTACAAATGACCGTAGGTCCATTACGAACAACGGTTCATTGCTCATGCCTCTTACCTTGTTGTCCTCATTGAAGAATGAATCTTCGCTATGAAGACTAAAAGTCTGTTGAGACCAATCAATTACTGGAATCTTGTGCTCATTGTCGCCAATCTCATTGACATGAATACCCCATCCAGTCTCAAAGCCCCATGCATCGCCAATCATCTGACTAATTACGATACGTGTTGCATATGAGGGGTCCGACCAACGAGGCTGTGCTTTTGCTACCGCCTCTGCTAAATTAGCAAGCATATTATGGCCTGCCCAATGTCCATACAGTACAATTGTGTTTCCGTTCGGCTGTACAAAACCGAAATTTGCTCTATCTCCCACCGTTATATCCTTTCTTCTGTTAGTTGTGGTACTTCTTCCTTCTTATCCAAGTCTACTATTTCGTAGGCCCATTTGTCAATGGTCTCGGAAAACTTATTCTTATGGTGTCCGCAAAAATACAGCTCACCGCTTGTGCCACGCACAAGCCATAGGGCTTGGGCTGAACAAGAATCACATTTAATCCATTTATTTAGATCCTCAGAGGTCATTGTCTAATGTCCCAAATTCGATTTTGTCTGCGATATCGTCCATGATTTGACCTTCGCTGCCGTCAATGCAGTCTGAAGCCCATGCACGGATATTGGCAACAATTACCTCACGGGTAAATTTAACGCCGTCTTCAAAACCTTCTTTGTAGTCCATACTACCTCCTATAGCCTGTTGGCTCATAATCTGACTCCACTAGTATATCTAACTTATACTTGGAAATCAAGGCTGAGACTTTTTCTATACTGCCCGTGCCTAAATCAAATACATTATCTGAAATATAATATGGGTCTAATCCAGAAAACTCAGCCTCCCAATAGGCCGCCTTGAGGGCGGCACCATTAGGAGCACGTAGTTGATAATACATTAGTTCCAGTCCTGACTATCAACTAAATCAATATCCCATGAATCTACTTCTGTAGTAAAATCATTTGAATCGACTGAAAGATTATCAGCGAGGTGATAGCGAATATCAAAGTCATTAACTTCGGTAATGTCTACCTCCGTGCTTCCTGATACTGTAAGAGTTACAGTCCAGTTCATAGTTTGTTTAGGTTCATGGTCAAGGATTACACAAAGGTCTCGAAGAACCTCTTCCTTGTCGACTGAATCTGAAAACCAACCATCAACAGTTAGATTATCAATAATCTGTCCAATTTGCTTTTCTTGGTGCTCAATACGCTGTTCAAGTAGATTAATTCTATTTAGAACAGTTTCGATATCTGTAGCCTTGTATAGAGGAAATGTATTTTCCTGTGTTTCGGAATTGATACGACGCACAGCAATAAATGCATGTGGGTTATATAGTTCCTGTGTTACTGTTTCCATTTCATTCCTTTCGTTTAACATGGACCGTATTATAGCGAATCCGACTGACATTTACAACCAGGATTCGGGAGCTTTTTATTTTGTGTCGTAAATCACAAATTTGGCTTTCAGGGTTGCGGGCGCTATGCGACCCCTACCAGATTTGAACTGGTGATCTCCACCGTGACAAGGTGGCGCTTTAACCTAGCTAAGCCAAGGGGCCTAAGTGGGGCCCCTTTCGGGGCCCATTCATTCTTAGAATGATTTTACAACTTGAAGAATTTTATTCTTCTCAGCGGTAATAATTGGGTCAAAACCAGAAGCGGAAGCCCACTTAGATTCTGAATTACTCTTGCGAGTAGGGCGGAAATAATCAAGGCGTTCAGTAAGCGCATTAAACGCACCCCATTTAGTTCCCTTGATATTAGCATTAGTTGGTGAGTTATGATAAAGGTCATTTAGCAAAACAACTTTATTATCCCACTTAGTCTTAGCCAATTTAGAATCTGATTCAGCAGGCTTAGGATAAATTGTTTTCACAATATCCTGAAATTGCTTATCAGTAATTTCAGCATTGAATAGAGCCTGAGCCTCTTTCTCAAAGACATCAAAGTATCCAAGAGTAAGACCAAGAGTCTCACGAGCAATTTGAATCTTACCTTCCGCCGTTTGAGTATGGCGAATCTTGAAAGATTGCTTAGATTGCTTCATTGCTAGGTTTAGCGTATTTTGGCACACAACACGAACAGGTGTAATTGCTGCCTGAACAGCAACAGAGCCGTCGTGTGATGTCCATACGATAAGATAAAGTTTTGTCTTATCGTTAGCACCTTGTGGGTCTAACACCATTTCACGAGGAACAGTAAGAGAGCCAAAGACAACTTTACCATTCTTTAGAGAACCAGCAGATTCCCAAGCGCAGCGAGAATCGCCGTCTAGGATATTGTCAGCGAATGAAAATAGTTCTTCATTCTGAACAACTTTATAGCGGGCACCAACAGTTGAGAGAACATCAGTTCCGCCATTAAACGGATTAGTTCTAGTAACTAGTTGTGAGTTAGAAGAATCATTCCAAGATTCTGGAATGAAATCAGATACAGGAGAAAGAGAAACATTCCAATTAGATAGTTTCGCTTCATCAAGCATCATTTGAGTTGAAACAGATTCATCTTGTGCGAAGATTCTGTTTGCGAGATTGTGCCATGCGGGAGTTCCACGCAAGGCGAAAGCGACTTCGTCGCCGTTGATTTCAAGGTTATGAGCCATGAATTTATCCTTTCGATAGTTGATTAGTTCCTGAATTATACTATACGGGTCTGACATTTGTCTATTTAGTTTTGGGAGTTATCCACAGGTACTCGTAAGCCTGTGGAAAACCCCGCACATCTGCGGGCCTCAGCTCGTGTATTGTGTAATTATTTTTAAAGCAGAGCACAATTTACAGGAGCAATTGTCAACGTGATCCATGCAGTCTTCCCAAATTAATTGTTGCAATTCATGAATTGCATATGGTTTATATGTCATTTTTTACTCGCAGAAAATCTTATGTCTGCTTTATTAAATACGCAGAGCCCACACGATACGCAAGCGGAACCGTTAGTGCTAATTAGTGGAATTCGTTTAGCATTCTCAGGGCACTTTGCTCCTACTTTACCAGTCAATTCTTTCATTGTTGTTTCGGTGACAGCGAAAGTCTTTCCTAGATATGCAAGGCGTGTACCGTGATTAGTACGCAATTCTTTAGCAATATCTTTATTCTCATCATCCGTCGAATAATAAAGAGATAGATTAGCAATTCCCTTTAGAATAACGGCGGCGGAAGAGACACGAGTATAAACCCAAAATTGAACATCAGGGTGTTTATTGATAACAGTCTTCCATGCATAGGCATAGGTATCGGAGAAGAAATCGCCGTCCCAGTGGATACGGAATAATTTATCTGCAGACTTCTTATCACAGTCAGCCTTGAATTCGACAATCATCTCATCTAGAAGAGAGACCATTGTTTCAATATCTGCATTGCGTAGCAATTCCCAATTATGCAACAGAACAGCCTTTACGCCCTTGTATACTTTCTCTAATTTACCTGCATAGCATACGCTTTCACAGATACTAGTGGCCCCAGGACATGAATATTCTTTACCTGCAGGCAGGCCGAAAGTATTAGCAATCGTAGGTGTCTTGCCGTTAGGGCTAACAGCGTTAGCCACTTTGCGGTCATTAGAGCGTTTCAATTTCATAGCGGACATTATATCACCACATTCCGACAGCGAATTCGGCAACAGTATCTAGGCATTCGGCGCATGCCCAATCATCGCCATAGACTTCGTATTCCGCCTCATTGGCAAAATAAGTGGCGGTGCCACAAATATCATAGTAGAGACAAGAGACTTTAATCATTTAGTTATCCTTTCGTTATGGCGTTATTATAACAGATTAAACTGACAAAATTTCGGGGACACGCCGTGTGTGACGTAATTCACATGGGGCCCCCGCTCTTTTGCGGGCCAAAAGGGAAATGGGGCGGGTAGACAGACCCGCCCCAAGCTTTTAGATCAAACCTAACTCATCTTTAGTTAGGGGATTTTTATTATATCTATTTACAGTTTCCATTGGTAAATAAATCGCCAGAGTTTTACGCTTTTTCTTTGTATCAAAAACATAAGCCCTGACATTGCCAGCGAATTGTCTGATATTACCAAAAACTAATTCTGATAAATACTCACGACTAATTCCTTCATCTGAATAAATAGTCAAATCATTTGCTTTGTTGTCGTCATAAATTTCAACACGATAACGATTACGCATTTTTTACTTTCTGTTAGTAGGGATTTTGGTTGAGCAGTTTAGCATTGACTTGCTCAGGTCAGTTAGCGTTTGCTAAAGGTATTCTAACATAGGGGGCTAGATTTTGTCTAGCCCCCAATTTATTAGAGATAACGAGCGATAGAGTTGTAAGTTGAAGTGCTTACTGTTTCCTCATCGGTCATCTTGAGAATACGAATTGCGTTCTCAATTTCATCTACCATTTCCTTATACTGCCACTCATGGAAAGACTCAAAATCTTTCTCAGGTTCGGTAGGAAGTGTGATAGTTCCTGCTGGCAATTCAAAAGAAACATAGATTTTGCCATTGTATCTGACATTAGCAGACACTTCATCTGCCTTAGCAATTTTTTCAAGTGCTAACTTAGCAACCTCCTTGTTGTATTTTTCTTGCGCCTTTGAGAACTTCTCCTCATTGGTTTTCTGATTAGCCTTATCCTTTTGGATTTGCGCTAACTTAGTTTCAAGTGCCTTGATTACTTTGCTTGTAGCAATCTTGACATTTATGGATTTACCATTTCTAGCCATTTGTTTTCCTTTCGTTAGTTGTGAGCGAGAATTATAGCAGGGGATACTGACATTGTATCCCCCGCCCTTTATTTAGTTGTTAGCAGGTGCGCTTGTCCAGCGTTCCTTGCCATTTACATCAAGGAGGATACGATTTACACCTGAAGGGTGATTATCTACCGCCTTGATTACACCTGTCACACCTGATTTAGCAGTTGTGAAAGTTTGTCCAATTTCTAGCGTTGTTGCCATTTATTTTTCCTTTCGTTGTTTGGGAGGCTATCCTAGCATAGCCCACCGACATTTTAGAGCCACGCCTCTAGGTGGTGTTGTTCTATGATAGCCCAAGCGGGTGCTGTATCTAATCCTTTGTATGATACGCCTTCGGGCATCTTTATCTCACGATCAGTTTCATCTTCCCAATAAGCCTCTAGTGCCTCAATACACGGCATGACCATACTTTGAGGAACGGGCGGGTAATGATTAGAGCTAAGGTGAATTGAGATAGCAGTAGATAAATCTAATCCTAAATCATAATCGGCTAAATCGTGTGCGAAGGTGCTACCCATTTAGCACCTCGTTTCTTAGGCTATCCATTTCGTCAATAGAAGCTGTTAGTTCTGCTAATTGACTTTCAGTTAGTAATACCTTGGTAGCCTTATCTACTGCGGTGCTTGCTAGCATAGAAGCATAGACGAACAAGGCTTTGGCTATTTGTTCATCATCTAATTCTTTGTAAGAGTGTGTTATAAATTGAGCGAAGCCCATAGCCTCGTCATCAAAAATACTTTCTTCAGTTGCCTGAATAAGAGCGGTTGCGGTTGCTATCATTTATTTATTTCCTTTTCGTTTAGTGGTGGGTAGATTATACACCTACCCACCGACAATTTAGGCAAGGGCTAAAATAGCCTGCGTTGCACCTAGATTTACAGCGTCTAATTCTGCCTGTAATTCCTCGGTTGTCATTTTAGTAGGGTCGCCTACTAATTCGGTGATAGCATCACGGTTAATCATTTCTACCAATTCGGCAGGCATGCGTGAGATTTGCGGATAGAAAGAGCCATTAGTATCTAATTTAGATACAAAATTAACTCCATTAACGGAGAACGGGAATAAAGCCCAGTTATCTGTATTTAGCATTTTTTTCCTTTCGTTTGTTTGATAGCGAGAATTATAGCGTAGGCTACTGACAAATTAGTTTTATTCTGCCCGCCAGCTTTGTGATAAACCTCACAAAATCCAGGGCGTTTCTAACTTGACTCGTAACCAGCTAATGCCCCACTCTCCTTTGCGGGCGATTTTTATTCTGTCAAGTCAAAACGCCGTTTATGTTTTGATTTTCTTTTATAAATTTTTTTACTTGGAATTGGTTGCGCCGCATTGCTACGGCGCAATTCCAAAACTTTTTTAATGCGAGGTAAATTTTGGAACATGATAATTGCTCGCTTCATAAAATCTATTCGCATCAAATTTTGGATTATCTTTTGCGAACATTAACGCAAAATCTACAACCATTTTTGAAAATAACGCAGGGTGAGTTTTATCTGAGGCATACCGCAGAATTTCTGCGGTAGCAACATAATCTTTGCGAGTCATCACGATTTTACTCCGTCACACTCAACAACATCAAAAACATCAAACTTAACTAAATCTTCATCAGATAATTTATAAAGAATTCGGTTAAGATTAAACACGGCTTCAATTTCGGTATCCGCCTCAGTAATAAACGAGATTAGAACATTTTTTTTCATTAGTCATTTTCCTTTTCAAATAGAGAGCCGTCAAAATCAGAGTTAGGATTACAGTCGCATGGCTCAATATTGTAATCCTCATTTCCGCCATAGAAAAGCCAACCTTTTCCGTAGCAGGTGTCGCAGTCAAAAGCGAGAGTATGAATTGTTTTCATTTTTAGTTTTCCTTTCGTTCATTTTCGGTAATTGTAGCATTAGCCACCGACAAAATTGCGGTGAGATTAGCGTTGCGCTTTTCTTTGATTTCCGCCAAGCGTTGAGCGGTAATGAAATCTCTAAATTCTTTTAGGTCCATTTTAGTTTTCCTTTCGTTTTGTTATTGGTTGAATTATAGCGTGGGGGTCTGACATTTTCCCTAGTTAGGGAGAATGTCTGGACCATAATAAGCAACGGCAGATACGATATTCATCATGCCTTTATATTCATTACAGGATACGCATACGCTATTCCAGCGATCATAAGTTTTTGAGCAGAATACGCAGATGTTATCCTGAAGGCTAAAGCCTAGATTTTCAATTTCTCTAAGTGTAGTCATTTAGTTTTCCTTTCGTAGTAAATCAGATTATAGCGGAAGCCGCCGACATTTAGTCGGCAACTTTCACGGCGACAGTCGCCCATTTATTTCCGTTGAAGCGGATAGCGTAGGCATCATAGCCGTCAAGCCAGATGTCCTCTCGCTTTTCAGCGAAAGTAATTTCGCCGAATTGGTATTTTCTAGCAATAGAGCGAGGATAATAAGTCTGACCTACAAGAAGGTCGGGAATTGAATAAGTTTTCATTTAGTTTTCCTTTCATTTTGTTACTCCGTGAGTTTATCAAAAAAGACTGACATTATCAAATCGAAAATCGGTATAAATCGGACATTGTGATAATCATCACAAAAATAAATTTGTCTGGTCAAATTTTTTTCGGGCGTGTCGCAGGATTTCGGCAAATCGGACATAATGGTCATAAAGGGCAAATCGCCCGCACAACTGTGCGGGTTGCCGCAGCTTTTGTCAAGCCGACACGCCGTTAGGTGAGTATGAGATATGTCACAACAAAGCCTAGACCGATACAGAGCGACAACAGGGCGGCGGCATGGAGTAGGTGTATCATTTAGCACACCTCTCACATGGTTCTATTGTATATTCATGACGATCACCTACATAGATGACCTTTCTACCATAGCACATAGAGCATTTCATTTTATATCGCCTCTTCCAATTCTGCCAAAGCCTCATCTTCTAATTCTAGCATTTCATCTAGAGAGATTTCAATAGGGTTTATTTCATCTTCATCATAGTATTCAATTTCATAGCCGTGTTGAATACTCTCATACTTGTATGAGTTGTCATTATTATCGAACGAATACATTTATATATTCTCCTTTACTTTCTGTTCTTGTAAATCTTATACGCTACCACTGACACGATAGCAATTCCAATTCCTAGCCATGATGCGTAGAAATCAAATTGAGCGGTTTCAAAGGCAATTCCCTCAGAGCCTAGTTCTATTAGTAAGTATCTATCCATTTTCTTTATTCCTTATCCGTTTTTTAGTATTGCTATTGTCATTATTACGAAAGCGCTTAGGCTTATCGCTGTTAGTATTGCTTCAAACATCTGTTCTATTCCTTTACTAGTTGTTATGCTGTAAGCATATCCTATGCTGCTGACAATTTCAGGGGTCAGACCCTATATTTTGTGTGAGTTACCTCACACTCTCTATAACCTCATAACCTAATTGGTTTAGGTCATAGACCCAATACTCTGTATCACAGCATAGGGCGGTAATAGTAGTATCCTCAATATCGCTAGTGATATTGGATAATTCATCGGAGAATTCTCCACACTCATCACAGGTGAAATTCTTTACTGTATATTCATATTGTAGTGTAGTCATTGTATTGACCTACCTTTCTTTCTTTATCCTTATATCTTTAGATTACACTAACCCACTGACAATATCAAGGGGGCATAAGGTACAAATCGGACATAGGTGGTCTAAGTCACATAATTTTTGTGTAAGTTAAGTCACATATGGGCGCACTATATGGACAAAACGGACATTTTTAAATTGTGCATCATACAAATTAAAATATTATTAACATTTTTAAGAATCTAATTTATAGTCGACTAAAATAAACATACATGATATACTGGCGGTATGGATAAAGTAGAAGATACAAATTGTTATAGCTATAAAGTCGAAATGATCATTCAAATTTTGGCGGAAAATGAAGAGACAGCCAGAATGCAATTAGATGATAAAGGCGGATATGTAACAACTCGCAGAGTTAAATTAATGGATTCAGTCCCTGTTTATAATGGAGTAAAAAAGTAGTCAACTAATGTTTCATGTGAAACATCATATGCTAGAATAATGGCATATGAAATCCGAGAAGGTTTCAGTTGCTAAAAGGAAAGCAGAATTATACAGATATCTGCGAACCTTGAAGGAATCTTCTCCCTGTGCCGATTGTGGATCGTATTATCCATACTACGTAATGGACTTTGATCACGTTCGTGGCAAGAAGCAGAAGAATGTTATGGAACTTGTTCCAACATTGTCAAGAAAAAAGATTGATGAAGAAATCGCAAAGTGCGAGATCGTGTGTTCAAATTGTCATAGAGAAAGAACACATTTTAGAAAACAAAAAAAGGCGGGATAGTGGATAAAATATTATTCCTTGGACTTACACTATGGGTCCTATATTTTATGTTTATAAAGAATCCTAAACAATAATTCTAGTCGACTACAATATTGGACTATAGCTCAGCAGGCAGAGCGGGAAGCTGTTAACTTCTAGGTCCTAGGTTCGAATCCTAGTAGTCCAGCAAATTTGGGGCGGGAATTAAATAAGTTCATGCCATTGTATAGAACCTATAGCATCACCTGTAGATGATACTGTTCTTATACCTAGGCAATATACATCAGATACGGGAGAATCTGCATTAGTTCTACCTAATTGAAGATCAAAGCCATTATCTATTTCTAGATCTGTTGCTGCGTTATTTTGATTCGATCCCGCCAAAAATCCTCTACGCACTATTGTTCCGCCATCCATAGCTGTTGCAGTTACATTGTATTCAGTATCTTGTGTTGGCGTATTTTGAATCCATGTTCCGCCAGTTAGCGTCGGATTTCTAAAAAGTGCATATTCGAATAAATTATTAGTTGTTGTAGCTACATTTAGTCTTGCGATCTGCACTACAGAATCCATTCTGCCCTCGATCAATCGCACTGCAGCAAGTGGAACAAAGGTTGTGCCAACGTTCTGAAATAGTGTGTTACGAGAAGCAGACCATACCTCTGGTTTTCTATCATATCCACCATTTGACAGAACCGTTGCACATATCTGTCTCAATGTGCTGGTAGTTGAAGTAGCTGCTGTATTTTCAATCTCATATCGAAGCGGCAGAGTAGCAGTAGTCATATATACCTTATCTAAGATATTAGCATGATTAAACTGATGTACAGTAATAAACTGCCCATTGATTGCAAATCCTACTTTGACTGATCCTACGCCAAGCCACTCAAATTCCATAAATAGAATCTGTGCTTTAGTTAAATTTAAAACTAGTCGACTAGGACCAAGTCCATTCATTGTATCGACATTCCAATTTGCCTGATTTACTGTTTCTTCCGAAAGTGATCCACCTGTATATGTTCTACGAACAATTGAAACAGTACTGCCACTTTGTTGTAGATATACTCCATTTTGACGGGAGAAATAGCCAACTCTTTGGCGAAGCCCCGTCTGAGCTGGAGCCATGACAAAGGTTTGCATAACTGTTAAAGCTTTTCCTGGCTGGTATGGAAAACATTTCTTAGACTCTCTATAAACCTTATCTCCAGATGCCGTTCCCACATTGAGAAGATCTGTAGATTCATTTACTGAATATGATACTGATGCTCCACCTGATGTGATATCGCTAAATTCATCACCTGATTGATATCTATGTTGAACATCAAAGAGTGTATATGGATTAGAGACTTTAGTTCTACCAAATGCATCAAATCCAAATGAGGCGGGAGTAGAAGGAGAATACTGTGGTATTCCCGAAGTAGCATTAATATATGTAGCCATTAGTTCTCCAATACCAATATCGAAACTTCCGCCGAAGAATCTGTTATGCCAAATATTTCATCATATGGGCCAAGTGTAATACTTAGAGTCTGTTCAGGCAGAAGCCTAAATCCATAGTTACTAGTGGTTACATGGCCAGCGCCGATATAGACGTTATTAAAGGAAATGTTCTTAATGATCAAAGATGATTCAGATCTTTGAATATGCCAATTGCTAAGGGACGTAGCTGTAGGGCCAATTTGAATAATTCCATGATTTACTGCCATGTTAATATTATACCGTTCTTCTCTTCCGCCGAGGCACTTCATTTCGCACTTATTTTTCGCAATTGCGATGCAATTTCACTTATAAAAGGACAAATCCCAACCAGAGGCGGATCCGATTGGGACTTGCTACGCCGAAGCGTAAGCACGAGGAGCAAACGGTGGGATGCTACGACCCGTGCAGATCTAAGTATCACATATTATATTTTTTAAGTCAACTACTTTTTAATCCCAGGAATTACCTTTCATGGGTTTTGGTAAATATTTCTCATTGCCTGTTAAATCGGCTAGAAGGGCCATTAGACGGTTGCAGTCTTCATGCTTCCAGTAGAAGTAGCAAGTTCCGTTTTCGACGCCGTGGCAATTTCCTAGCTCTTTTTCTAGCCTTGCTACCATCCACCTTAAAGCTCCAGTTGCCATAGCCTGGTCATCATAGTAATTCTGAAATTCTATTTTTGCATTATTCATATATCGAGTAATTTGATCGATATATAACTTATTCATTTTCTTCCTGTGGAGTATATGATGGGGCAGGACCTAAAAGATACCCTTGATCATGATATTTAATCATTTTATCTACTTCCTCTGCACCAACTAATTTACTGGCAATAATAGTCATAACATCATAAATACGATGGAGCATAATGTAATTAACCATATCAAGGTTTTCTGCTAGATCTTGCTTTTGTTCTATTTCTTCAGTCATGGTCTACCTATATCCTCCCAAAATTTTTCTCTACCCATAGCGTCAGTTTCTTCTATCTTACCGCCATCAGTTTGTATTTCTGATTGCTTCTTCCATTCTTCCATAAAAGTCCAATCCTATAACTTTCTTGTAATCGCAAGAAAGGCAGTATAGGTAAATTTTATCATCTAAGTCTTGATTAGGCATTAGAAGGCCTTGATCCATTGGACATTCAACCTTTGGAACAAGGCCCTCTTCTGCTAAAGCCAAATATCTAGATACTACTTGTATCCTCAATGACTTTCTCCATTTCTATTGATTAGGGTACTTAGTTAGCCATTTGCTAACTGCCCCATTTTTAATGGATGACCATGAACTCCAGTTTTCTCCGCCCTGGGTCATGTGGTACGTTATCTCTGCGTTAATTACTGGATCAAAAAGTAGTACATTTGATCTCAGGTCGAATTTCTCTTTGCGATCATCGCCAAGGTTTCCCAGCATGTTGATCTGAAAAATTCCGTAGGAACTGTCTCCAGTTTTCCTGTTGCCGTTATAAGCCATTGGTCGTCCGTTGGACTCCGATTTTGCTACGGCCCAAGCCAGTTTAAGGGCTTTACCTTCAAAACCTACAGACTTGAGTAGTTGCAGCAACTCTTTGTCGGTAAGCATTTCTGAAGGTTTATACACAGTGTTGCTGAATTTTTCCAGCGTTTCTTTCTTCAGTTGTGCTTCTGTTTTTGTCTCTGGTTTTACAACCAAAGCTTTTGCTGGCGTCATTGTTTCAGGCTGGACACCGAATAGAAATAATGTTATCATTCCTATAACAGTCCAACTATGAGCAACATCGCTCAGCTTTTGTTTGATATTCTCCATTGGCATTTCCTCCTTTAGAGATAACGAACTACAATCATAACATTGTTTGACAAACCCTGTCAAGCTAGTTGACCAGAAAATAATATGGATATTTCATTCTCGACACCGATAATTAACTTAAAAAACAATAACGGATACGGTTATGCGGGAATTCATATAGTTAATTCATTAAAAGAATTAGGTCACAATGTGCCATTCCAAGATCCTAAATCTCCAGTTCAATTAAACTTTTCACAACCAACTTTTTTCAAGCTTCATAGAAATCAATATCAAATCAGTTATACTCCATGGGAATCAACTATTGTGCCTGAGACATGGAAAGAAAACTTAAGTTATGTCGATGAAATCTGGACAACTTCTGATTGGTGTGCAAATGTTTTTGAAGATAACGGATTAAAGAATGTTCGTGTTTTTCCGCATGGAATAGAAAAGATTTGGACGCCCCGCCGACGCCGCCCCGATGACGTATTGAAGTTTTTGCATATTGGAGAACCTGCGCCACGGAAGGCGGGCCAGATGGCTGTTGATGCTTTTACTAAATTGTTTGGTAATGACAAGGGGTTTCGTCTTACAATTAAAGCTTATAAACATAATACTACTAGAATATATAATAATTATATAGATAAGAATATATTAGGTTTACCAAATGATATATATAATAATATAAAGATTATAACAGATGACTTAGATATAAGTCAACTAGTAAAACTATATCATGATCACGATGTTTTAATATATCCGAGTTATGGGGAAGGTTTTGGATTTATTCCTTTACAAGCATTAGCTACAGGAATGCCAACAATTTGCACAAGTGGTTGGGCACATTATGAAAACTATTTGGGGCCATTAAAGTTAAAGTCAAGATTAGTAGATTCTCCTTGGCAATTTCCACATGAAGGAAAAGTTTTTGAACCAGACTATCAACATCTACTTGAACTTATGAGAGATGCTGCTATTAACTTTAATGCTTATGCTGGATATTATTACGCTCAGTCAACTAAAATTCATGAAGAATATAACTGGTTGCAGTTGACCAATAACGCATTTGATCACATATTTAAAAAGTTTGCTTAAACCTCTTCCCCTCAGAAATAAAGTTTGCTAGAATTAGACTCTATCTAATTTTTTAATTTAACCGCAAGGCGGAGAAAAGGTGTTATACATGTCAAGAGTTATTGAAAACCCCTATGAGAATTTTATTGCGTTATCCCGATACGCAAGATGGATTCCAGATGAGAATCGCAGAGAAACTTGGGGTGAAACTGTAGATCGATATTTTGACTTCATGTTGAATCATCTTGGAAAAAATCATGGATACACTCCAGATGAGAATCTTTTGAAGGAAATGAAAGATGCAGTATATAACCGAAATGTAATGCCTTCAATGAGAGCAGTAATGACTGCAGGTGCTGCTCTTGACAGAGACCATGTTGCAGGATACAACTGCTCATTTGTTCCAGTTGATAATCCACGATCATTTGATGAAACCATGTATATCTTAATGTGTGGAACAGGTGTTGGATTCTCTGTTGAGTATAAGTATGTTAACAAGCTTCCTGCCGTCCCAGAATCATTTGAAAAGTCTACAACAGTAATAGTTGTTGAAGAT